GATAAACTTAAAACACTACGTAAGATATATCAAGACGAATTAGAGAGTGTTAGCAATGGGTATCAGACTCGTGTACTTTACAATGATACTAGAGATGTAGGATTGATTAATACATTGTATATTAATTTACCTAAAGAGATTAAGAGTACAGATGTAGAACATATCGATACTGTTAGAATGGTTAAAGATGTAGTTGATGCAATTACTATTGGTGTGAGTTCTAATTACTCATGTGAAAAATCTAAATTAACTGTGTTTGATATTGTAAGTGCTATGGTATGTCATTCTGATACATTATTACGTGATACATATGGTGATGGGTATACAAATTATGATGCAACTGTTAAAGTATTCTTAGATAAGATGGGATGTACCAATCTTAGTAAACACATCTCACAGGCTATGATGTTGTATATTATTTATTACTATAGATATAAAATTAAGAATGATACATATCTTCGATTAGAACGATTGAAACATGCATTAGAGTTTGATAATGGTACAGTAGATACAGATGTAGAATGTAAGAATGGGCATATATTTCTTAATCGTAGATACATTGAGAGGGAAGAATTAATAGGGAGTATTATTAATTTTGATACATTACCAGTTAAATCGTCTGACTACAACAAGATTATTCCTAGTATATTAATTACTATGTTAGATACATTAAAGGTTATTGGCTCTACGTGGTATTATCATGCAAGATTTACTACACCTATGCATATGGTTCAACTTATGTATGAATTAAAGTATGAGAATTATGATAATCTGTTTTGTGAGTATTATACAAGTGGTGATACATTTAAGTTAATGCCAGACACATATTGTACTAATAGTGATGACGATATACCTATTAATTGGTATCATTATGGGAATATGATATTACCTACATATGGGACATATGATAGAAATACTATATTAAAAGATACTGTGTTTGTTAATAGTGGGTATCTCACAGAGGCTAGAATGGGTTTAATCACTTTGTTGAAAGTGGTTGATGATACACTACAAGATGTTACTAAAGAGGTAGATAGCATAGAGTTACGATATAATATGTCTGACTATAATTACAATATGGAGTTCCATATTACATTTACAGATGGTGAGACAGTGGTTAGACATACTGAGTTTAACCTAGCAGATTTCTATTACCTGTATGGGTTATTGTTGTATTGTGAGAGTGTTGGTTGGCAATCTTCTTTGTTTAATTATAAGATGGATATCTATTCTTTAAAAACAACAATTAAAGATATGGCTTATCGGATTAATGCTGTTGCTAAAGAATTCTATACATTTAGTGGTGATTTGATTAGTAGTGAAGAGTATGATATCTTGGAGTCTATTATGAGTCATGCTAAGGGATATAAAAAATCATTAGGTTCTAGTAAAGTTGTAGATGAAAAAGAGGTTGAAGATATGGATACAGAAGTAGACCCTGTTGTTGAGGTATTAACTAAATATAGTAATGAAGTTGATGTCAAATATATAGCTAGGGTATTATCTAATGAGTTCATGCTTAATGGCTATGATTATATTGTTGTAAAAGACGATAAGATGAAAGTATACTCTACAGATGGGAGTAAGTGTCAGGTTATCGCTAAACCATTACATCGTTTCTTCTATAATGCAGATACGATTGATAAGTTACCTTTGTTGTATTATTTAATTGATTAGGTGAGATATGGATGGTGTTAATGCTATATTAAATTATGCATATGGTGTGTATTCTATATTAGGGATTTCATTATATGTGTTTGTTGTATTGTTGATAAGTGTTGTGAGTGGTATTAGTAAGTCATATCAGTTAGATGAGTTCTGTAGAGTATATGCTAAAGTATCTATATTGTTATCATTAGCATTTGTTGTGGTTGTTTCTATTATTAATACCATATCATTTATATTAGAGTAGTTTTAGGGGGAGTGTATGAATAGTATTTCTACAAGTGTATTAGATGTATTACAGCGTTTAGGTATTGAGTATATTAGACGTGATGAACGTAATAATTACTATATGGTTACAGATAGTGGTGAAAAGATTTCTTGTGATGAATTCTTTAGAGTTGTTTGTATGCATGTGTTACAGGATAGCGATGAGATGTATGTAGATAAGAAATAGTTAAAAGAGGTAGTGAAAAATCTACCTCTTTTTTATTTAATACTTTACAATACTTTACACCTATGTTATACTATATATGTACCAGTTAGGTAGTAAATATATTGTCTTTCAAAAGGAGAAACAAAAATGGAAATGTTAGCAATGTTAAGTGGTTTACCTTGTATCTTAGTTATTGTATGGGGTTTAGCTTATGTGTGGTTTATTTCAAAAGGATATACACCTACTAAGTGGTATAAATTAATTGGTATCATTCTAGTAGTATTATCTCTATTAGATGTATTTGTTATCAATGCAGATTTATATCCTAAGTATTAATACTTAGGATATATTAAAAGGAGATATAAAATGATTATAGTAGCGTTTATTGTGGTTGTAGTTATGGTTTACATAACTATGATTGGAAGTAAAATTCATGAAGAGTGTGATAGATATGATTCTATTAAGACATATAACACTCTTAAAAATAATAAAGAGTTTCTTAAAAAGATTGGGGGTTAATTATGTTTTTACCTGTAATTGGTTTGTGTGTGTTGTTGTTACTTATTTATGTAGCAGTAACATTGTTTAAAATCAGAAAGAATTATCATTTCAAAGATGCTAGTTATGTTGAGGTGATAACAGTCGAAAGGGATACTAATTTAATTCCTTTTATTGTTGATTTTATTGGTAAGTTAATACTTCCTATGGCTATTCTGACAGTAGAAAGCTATACTTGGTGTGCTATTCTTTTATTTGTATTTGTCATCTTTGGTTTCTATTCAATTCGTGTAGATATGAATTTCTTGTATGCGTTAATCTTTAATGTGTATAAGGTTAAAAATGAAGATGGTATTGTATATACAGTATTCTCTTTTGAAGACATTACCACTATTACTAGTGGTAAATACTTAGAGGTTGGTAATGGTGTCCTCTTATACAGATGAAGTAAATACTAGGCATCATATTGTTAATAACGAGATAACAAGACCATATCTTGTTAAGGCATTAGATATAGATGATGCTACAAAAGAATATATGGGTTTCTATTATGGGTATGTCATTAAGCATAGTCATTTTACTGATGAGCGTAAGGATTATCTGTTACTCATTGATGAATCTACATTACAAAAAGATGCAAGTGTGTCTAGGGTAGAGATTGATTATAATACGATTAGGCAGTCTACTGGTGTATTAGATAGTAATGGTAGGTTACTGTTTGTAGGTGATATCATTTCTTTTGTTAATAGAAATAATACTAAGTATATCATTGTTAAGGGTTGTAATGGTTTTTGCTATATGGATATAGATAATAAAGATACAACTATGTTTCCGTTAATGTTTAATAAATATAAAGATAATGTTAATACAGATATTGTATATGTGGAGGGTTAAAATATGTCAGTTGAGTTAATTACATCACAAATTGGTACTTTGGAGGAGAGAATTAAGGTTTCTAAGCAGTTATTGTCTAAGATTGATAATCTAAGTGATACAGATACAAATACAATGAAGAAACAAATTAATGACTGTATTGTAAGTTTTGAGGTGTTAAATTTCTTGTTAATGGAACGTCAAGTGATTGAAACAAAAGAGGAAGAACTTAATTCAGTATTAAATAGTGTAGAGGAAGTAGAAGTTCCTACACAGACTGTTGGGTTAGATGGTGAGATAATTGAATAGTTTAGCGTTAAGTATTATAGGTGGTTTTGTTTTAATCGTACCTACAGTGTTGTTTCTATACGTTATGATTCAATTATTGTTTAGAGTATTAAGAGATGATATAATATTTTCTAGTGGATTTATACATTTATTAATTGTATATGCTATCATATTTAGTATTTGTTTTGTTGGTGCATATGTTGTGTACATATGTAATTGAGAGGTGATGTAATGGCAAGTAAAGATTATATTTTTAAAATGTTAGCCGCTAGTTCTCATAGTAAAGATGCTAGGGAAGAGCATGACTTCTATTCTACAGAGCCTAGAGCAGTAGAAGATTTGTTGCGATATGTTGAGTTACAGCATAAGGTAACAGAGCCTAGTTGTGGTAATGGTAATATTGCTAATGTATTACTTTCTCATGGTCATGAGGTAGATGCTTATGATTTAATTGATAGGGGTTTTGGTTATACAAAAGACTTCTTATCTGATAATACTCAAATTGATGGTGATATCGTAATGAACCCACCATATAAATACGCTATGGAGCATGTATCACATGGTATGAGTATTTTAAAAGATGGTGGGAAGTTATGTGCTTTTCTTAAAGTACAGTTTTTAGAGAGTCAAAAACGTAAACCTTTGTTTGATGCATATCCTTTAAAGTATATGTATGTGTTCAGAAAACGTACCAATTCTTATCGTAATGATGATAGGTCATTAGGTGGTAGTGCTGTGTGCTATTGTTGGTATGTATGGGAAAAGGTTACATAGGCGAGCCAACAATTCGATGGATTGATTAGATAATTAAGTATTTGTATATGTGTAACATTCAATTTTGTGTTATAATAATATACAAATACTTTTTATTTTAAGAGGAGATTAATAAAGTGGATAGATATGGACGTGTAATTTACGATAAAAACTTTCATACTAAGAATTTTATTCTGCATTATAAAAATCTAATAGATGTAGATAAATTTAAAGCAGATAGGGTAGCGTATGGTAAACGTATAGATACATTATCTAAACAGTTATCAGAGATTGATATGTGTAAGAATATTTTATTTATTGGTAGTCATGATATTCATCGTGAGTTATTCTTAGCTATGTTAAGTCGATTTGAAACATTACAGTCATATTACTATTGTAGTATGATGCAACTACATGATATCTTTTGGGGTAATAGGGGTAGTGAAAATACTCATTTAATGGATGAGGATAAGATGTATTCACTACAGGATATTACAGAACGTGTATTGTGTGTATATATCAATCGTGAGATGATTCCTACACGTAATGCTAGTGTAGTTGGTACAGTGATTACTAATAGGTGTATGTTACCTAATAAAGTAAATTGGTTGTATTTTCATGGCTTCACATCTGATATGTTAGATAGGGATGGTTATAAATCTATCTATGATTTATTTAAGTCAGGTGATAATTTCACTATTATAGATTTAAATAAAGATATGCCGAATTTATTTAGTAGTGATATAAAGACTGTTAAGTCGACAGCTAAAAAGCGTAAAAGTGTTAAGACAGAAGAGGTTGTAGAGACTTCTAATAATGTTTCTGATTTATATTGATAAGGGAGTGATTCAGTGAGGAACGTAATATATTCATGTCTATCTAAGTCAGACCCTTATTACGTGGATTATCTTAGAATCTTTGAAGAGGAAGCTGATAACTATAAGAAACAGTTCAAGATTGATGGTGTTCTTAGTGATGTGGAGCGTAAATTCATGGACTTTATTATTAAGTCTTATGAAGTAAGTGGTGAGACTCCTAGCTTAGATTTGTTTGTTAAGATGTTTAGTGAATATCCAGTAGAAGATGATTTACGTGTAGCAGAAGAGATTGGTATCAATGACTTTAGGGTATATATTTTTAATCTGATTGATAAGAGGGTTAATAAATATATTGCTAATCGGTTAGATGAATTAAATGCTAAAGTAAAGAGTGATGGTATTACAGATGATATTGCACAAGAGTTTACTAAGTTAACTTCATTATCTAATCGAAATAAAGCTAAGGATATCAATATTGAGATAGATTCTAAGCAAGAGTATGATAATAAGAAGTTACGACCTGTTGGTTTAGTTACAGGTATACCTGAGATTGATGATAAAATCGGTGGTATGAGTCCTGGAACTGTAACAACGATTGCGGGCTTCACATCTCAATACAAATGCGTATCAGAAAATGAACGTGTGTATACTAATAGAGGTCTTTTAACAATGAAAGAGATTTATAATATTGGTGTACATAGTGATTTAATGGTACAGTCTGAATTTGGTATGCGTAAACTCATAGCAGTACATGATGAAGGTATTAAAAATTCATATATTGTTTATATTGGTGGTATACCTATTGAGACATCACCTGTACATAGATTTAGGGTTTTAACTGATAATGGTTTAGAGTGGGTTGAGGCACAAAATCTTAAATGTGGTGATAGAATTGTACAGTCATTAAAAGAATCTACATATGATGTTACTTGTGGTGATATTTCTTCATGGGTACACAGTGCTGAGTTGGTAGCTAAAACACAAGAAAGTTTTGATGATAAACTTTATACTGAGAGTGTTGAGTGTTGGAAGTCTTTTATTAGTGAATTATTTAGTCATATAGGGTATGTTGTTAAGGGTGGAGATATATTTATAAAAACATTTATGTATTTCATCGATGTTAATAAAGCGTATTCTGTAAGTCGATTATTATCTGCAATGGGTATTTCTACAGTATTAGTTAATAATAAGTTATTTATTAGAGGTTCCATCTCATTAATGCGTTTTATTGAAGTAGTGGGGATTGAAACATATAGTGGTGTTAGCAATAGTTTCTCTTTATCTTCAATACATGATGAATATATTGGCAGTGAAGAGTCAGTTTCTATACGCAATGAGGATATTGAAGAGTATGTTAATGCTGAGTTAACATGGAATACTGTTACAGATATAGAACAGTCTGAGTGTTATATGTATGATTTAACAGTTGATGGTTCTCCTACATATTGTTTAAATGGGTATGTAACACATAATACAACCATGTCTTTAAATATAGCACATCTTAACGCTTATGAGTTAGGGTATAATATCTGTTACCTATCACTAGAGACTCCTAAAGAGGATATTAATTGGAACTTGTTATCATGTCATAGCTATAGCACTAAATTCCAACGATATAATTTTGTATCACATGCTAAGATGCGTTGGGGTACAATGACAGCTGATGAGGAAGATTTTATCTTTAATGAAGTAGAGCCTGATTTAAAGAATGATTATATCGATGATGAGGGAAATACACGTAAGCGTGGTAAGGTTATTATCTTAGATGAGTCTGATTTCAAGACTTTCTCTTTTGGTGAGATTTCTAGTGTTATTGAAAAGGTAGACGATAAATTAGGTGGTAAGCTTGATTGTGTTATCGTAGACTATATTCAGTTGTGTAAGTTTAGCGGTCAGGGTGTTACATATGATGCTAACTCTCAGATTAATAGTTATGTAACATTCTTTAGACGTTTAGCACAAAATTTCAAGAAAGAGATTAAGGAAGATGGTACTGAGGAAGTACGTCAGTTAACAATGATATTGTTAGCACAGATTAATCGTAGTTCTTGGCAAAAAGCAAGTCGTAATGATGGTAGGTATGATATTACTTGTTTAGCAGATGCGAATGAGTTGGAACGTGGTAGTGCAAGGGTATTTACTACGTATACATCAGAGGATTTGAAAGCTAGAAAATCTGCACAAGTACAAATACTTAAAAATCGTGCTGGTCAGACAATGTATGACCCAGTAACTGTGTATGCAGATGGTGAAGCATACGTGTTCATGTCAGAAGATGGTATGAATAGTAGTTTTGGTGGTGATGGTCTAGCTAGTGTTGAAAGTGCGTTCGCTAGTATGGATGATTCATTTGATTTCTTATAGAGGGGTGGAAATATGAGTTCTTTTACGTATAATGGTAAGACATATAATTTTGCACAGGATGTAGAAGTCCATTCTAATGGTAAGTGTGTAGCTACGTTGACAGATGAGAATAATATAACTTGTGAGTTAACTTTTGTAGATGGTAAATTAGTATCTATTACAGAAATTAATTAGTTATATTGTTTTATATTATAATTGTGCTATAATCTATGTATATAGCTAATTATCTATATATAGTAGTAGTGTTATTAGATAAAGCTAGTAACACTACTATTTTTATAATAATTAAAAGGATATACAATTAATGGGACAATTAGATAAATTAACTAAAAGCTACGAACAGCATATTATTAAATGTAGGGTAGAGGGTGATAGGGCAATTCTTGCCGTATTATCAGATGTACATCAAGGTTTAAATGATAGAAAGTATCTACAGGATACTGTTAAATTCTTATTATCATTAGGTGATAGGTGTAAAGTTATTCTTGGTGGTGATTGCACTAATACAACAACTAAGAACTCTAAAGGTAATGTACTTGAAGAGTGGTGTAGTGGTAGTGAGCAGATTTATACATTAGTAGAAGATATTAGACCTTTATATGAAAGTGGTCAGTTGATTGGCATTGTAGAGGGTAATCACCCTAAACGTGCTTATAATGAAGCATATATTACTATTGAAGAGATGATTGCTAGTTTGTTAGGAGATAAATCTTTGTATAAAGGTTGTATGGGCATTGTTTACTTTAATGTAAATGACAATTTATACGTACATCAAATTTTGCATAAACATAGGTCTACAGAGGGTGCGTATGATTTCTTTAATGCTGATGTAAATTGGTTTGAGCATAAGC